ATAATTTTTTCAAAGATGCCCTGATTGAAAAAAATGGATTTTTAAAAGTCTATTATGACGAAAGCAAAAAGATTGAACATGAAACCTACAAGAATTTAAACGAACAGGAACATGATGCTTTAATGGAAACTGATGATGAAGTTGAAGTGATCGACAAGGAAGAAATTGTTGATGAAAAAGTAAAAGGACAAAACGAACTTATTATTGAAAAGGCTGAAGAAACGATTGTTGATCCGGCTCAACTTGAAATTATCAAAGCTCAACTTCCTAAACCTATTTTATATAATTGTACTTTAAGAAGAACGATTAAAAAGGGAATGATTAAAGTTGAATCCATTACTCCTGATGAATTTTTAATTAATCGTAATGCCGTATCCATTGATGAAGCGGACTTTGTTGCTCAAAGAGTTTATATGACTAGATCGGATATAATTCTTATGGGCTTTGACGAAGAGGATGTTATGCAACTGCCGACTGCCCAAACTTCTTTATTCGATACTGAAAATTTAGTCAGGCAAAGACAGATTAATGCCTTTCCCATAGAAACACCGACAGACAAGTCAACGGAAAAAGTTGAAATTTACGAATGTTATGTACGTTACGATTATGACAAAGACGGCATAGCGGAATTAAGAAAAGTTTTAACGGCTGGAGTTAATGGTTCTTTTATTTTGGAAAATACACCATGCGATACCATGCCGTTTGTTTCGGTTACTCCGATTCCAATGCCGCATAGATTTTATGGTCGTTCTATTGCTGAATTGGTTGAGGATATTCAATTAATGAAATCAACCGTCATGCGTCAACTGTTGGACAATATGTATTTAACCAACAACAACAGAGTGGCGATCATGGATGGTATGGTAAACATGGATGATCTTTTAACGACAAGACCTGGTGGTGTTGTTAGAACCAAGCAACCGCCAAACCAAGTCTTGCAACCTTTACAAGCTCAACCCATTTCCCAACAAGCTTTTCCTTTATTGGAATACTTGGATTCCGTTAGAGAATCCAGAACTGGTGTTTCAAGACAAATGCAGGGATTAGATGCTGATACGTTAAACTCAAAAACAGCAACTGGCGTTAATACGCTAATGACGCAAACACAGATGCGTTCTGAATTGGTGGCTAGGATTTTTGCCGAAACTGGTGTCAAGGATTTATTCAAAAAAATGTTTGAACTGATGGTCAAGTACCAGGATAAAGAAAAAGTGATTATGATTCATAACAAGTATGTTCCGGTTAAACCCACTGAATGGAGAGATCGTTTTAATATATCGGTAGTGGTTGGTTTGGGAACCGGCTCAAAGGAACAACAAATTGTTATGTTGAATAATATTTTACAAAGACAGCTTGAGGCTTTCAAATTACAGGGAAACAAAGAGTTTCCAATGGTTACTTTAACCAATATGTATAATACGTTATCCAAGATTATTGAAAATGCAGGACTGAAGAATGTTGATAGTTACTTTGTTAATCCTGAAGTAGGTAAACAAATGATGGGTCCTCCTACACCACCACCATTAACACCGATTGAAAAAATTGAATTTACTAGAATTGACGCAGAGAATAAGCGTAAGGTTGCTGATTTAGAACTTCAATATAAAGAATTACAACATCAAAACCAAGAAATGTTGTTAGACTTTGAAGCGAAGATTAAAGATATTTCGTTAAAATATAATACACAGCTAGATACCGCTAAAATTAAAGCGGATGCCGATCTTGACAAAATGATTATGGCTGATAGAACAAAAATTCTTGAATCCGCACAAAAAAGTGCTAATGTATTTAGTGAACAGTTTAAAGATATAAATGGACCAAAGAGATCAAGCGAAGAGAGAACTGGAGATGGGTCGATCATCTCAAGCGAAACAATTATTAGGGAATAAACTCTTTCAAGAGTCGTTAAGTACTCTTAAAAAAATTTATTCTGAGGCTTTGCTGGAGAAAACCGGAGTTAAAGAAGTTGACACAAGAGAAAAACTCTGGATTGCCTACAATGTGGTAGGAAAAGTAGAGCAGCATTTAAAAAGTATTCTTGAAACCGGAACGCTGGCGGAAAAACAGCTAGATACTTTCCGGAAACAACAACAAGAAAAGAAATTTTAACCGATAGGTTAAAATAAGCCAACCCAATTAAGGGAGCTTAACCAAGGAGGACAGGTATGTCTGAAGCAAACCCATTATTGTCCGATAAGGCAATGCAAGGTGCTGCTAAAGCTGTTGAGGGGTTGCTAGATCAAGGTAAAATTAATACCAAGATAACTAGCGAACCGAAAAAAGAAGTAGCAAAAGAAGAACCAAAGAAAACCGAAGATAAAACTGAGGAAAATTCTAAAGTTCAAACAGAAGAAAAAACTGAAGCTCAACCTGTGAAGGAAGCTGAAGAAGAAGAAGCGTCTAAAAAAGAAAACGCTGAGGAAACTCAAGTAACCGATTTACACCAAATAATAGTCAATGGTGAAAAAATTGATGTTGACCTTGATGAACTGAAAGCTGGTTATCAAAAAGATGCCGATTACAGACGAAAAACGGAAGAACTAGCTATCGACAAACGACAGTTGGTATCCGATAAAGATCGTCTAACCAAAGACTATTCAACCAAGATGACGGACTTGAATAATCTAACAGCGACTTTAAACGCTGAAGTCAATAGCGAATTAAGTTCTCAAGAACTTGATAAACTGTTTGATGAAGACCCTACTGAAGCTGCAAAACTTGAGAGAAAAATAAGGCGAAGAAGAGAAACAATCGCACAAGCTCAAAGAAAGCTACGAACTCACCAAGACGATCAGTTTCAGGAAATTTTAAGAGAAGAACAAAAAAAGGTTGCTTTAAAACATCCTGATTTTGGAGATCCGATAAAAGGATCATCTCTTAAAACAAACATGAGAAATTATTTACTGGGTAGAAATTTCAACGATCAAGAAATTAACCAAGTTTATGATTCAAGAATGTTTGATATTATTATGGATGCGATGACTCATCAAAATAACAAAAAGTTGAAACCAACTTTGGTTAGCAAGATAGTCAAACCAGACAAAATGGTAAGGTCAGGCGTTAAAGAAACTAAAGATGAAAGAATAAGTCATAACCGGTTGGAGAAAATTAAACGACTTCAACGAAGCGGTAATCCTAGAGATGCAGCGGAGTTGTTGTCAAAATACGTTTAACAACTAACAAGGAGAAAACAAATGGCTGTATTACTATCTTACGATACAACAGGCATAAGAGAGGACCTTTCTGATATAATTTATAATATATCACCAACGGACACTCCCTTTTTGTCAGGTGTTGGAAAAACAAAAGCTACCAACACTGCTTATTCATGGCAGACAGATACTCTGACTGCTGTGGCTGCAAATGCTAAAGATGAAGGAGCTACGATTTCATATCCTACGCTTTCTTCGTCTACTAAGCTGACAAACTACACTCAAATTTCTTCTAAAGCTGCACAGGTGTCTGGAACAGACCAAAGTGTAAATTTAGCTGGAAGAAACACAGAGTTAGCATATCAAGTCGCTAAATCCGCAAAAGAACTTAAAAGAGATATGGAAAATGCTCTTTTATCTAATGTGGCTGCTGCGGCTGGAACATCAGGATCACCAGCAAGAAAATTAGGAGGAGTCGTAACTTGGATGACTTCTAATGTATCTGCTGGAACAGGTGGATCAGGAGCTGGTAGCGGTGCTATTAGAACTGACGGAACTCAAAGAGCGTTCACAGAAACTTTACTGAGAGCAACTTTGAAAACTACTTGGGATAGCGGTGGAAACCCTGATACGATTATGCTTAATGGCTTTAACAAGCAAAAACTATCTTTCTTCACAGGTGGAGCAACTAGATTCGACAAAGCAGAAGATAGAAGATTAATGACTTCTATTGATGTTTACGAATCAGATTTTGGTACGATGAAAGTTGTGCCGAATCGTTGGATTAGAAAAGCTAATTCAACTTCCGCTAGAAGAGGACAAGATGTTTTACTGCTTGAAATGGACATGTGGGCAGTGGCATTTTTAAGAGATTTCAAACTAGAATCACCAGCGATGACTGCGGATGCAGATCAAAGGTTTTTAGTAGCTGAATATACTCTTGAATCTAAAAACCAAGCGGCAAGCGGACTGGTTACAGACGTAACTACTTCGTAATACTTAACAGTGTAAGGGGGGTAATCTAAAAAATCTGCTCCCCTTGCATTTATTTTAACATTGAAGCTCTAAGATTAGATTAAGAGCGGAACGATGGAGATAAATAATGAGAACACTTAACGATTATTTTGTAACCGCAAAAATTACTACTATTAGTACAGCAGGATCAACTTTTGTTCCTATTCCTGATGGTGGAAGGGTTATTAAAATTATTACTTCAATTAAAAATGCGATTACATCGGCTGATGCAGCATTGACTTGGGAAATTGGCGGAGTGGCTATGACTGACTCTGCAATAACAATTACCCAGTCTGGGTCTGCGGCTGGAGATGTAGATACGTCTGAGCCAACAGCTTTATATAATGTTGAATCGGATGGTACTATTGAAATGATTACAGATGGTGCATCTTCTACGGCTTGTGAATGTGTAGTAACATTTATTATTCGAAGATAGTATTTGCTATTTGAAGATAGTATAAACAAAATTGGGGGGTGGCTCTGACCTAGCGG